AAGGATAACGTTCAGGTGCTAGATGGCAGAGAGACAGTAGCTATTTTATTTGATGGAGATTATTCACTGGCTTTAGAAACAATTATCGAAAATGGATAAGAAGAAAGATGATCTGGTCATATTCACGATGTTGTTATGGTCTGCCGTTTTATTAATTATTGCATTTATTTTGATTTAAAATATTATTTTTATAACTTTAACCCAATGTCCACATTTATTAACCAAAAACACATAGCGTATTGCCGGATAGGAGTGGACACCTTGAAGGCATACGCTTTTTTATTATGAGTGATTTAGAATTACACCAAAAGAAATTGCCAACCTTACAGGAACTATATAGCGATCCTGAAGGTCTGGTAAAAACGGATGCTTTGCAAGTTATCCTAAATGGGCAACCTCCTGCATCCTGGATTAAAATGCATCCATTTATTAAAGGCTATAAATATCTGCCTATTGATAAAATAGAATACTTGCTAAAGCGCATTTTTAAGAATTACAGAATAGAGGTTTTGCGCGAGGGTAGCTCATTCAATGGAGTTTATGTAGTGGTGCGCGTTCATTATCTTAATCCAATTTCTGGTCTTTGGGATTTTCACGATGGTATCGGAGCTGCACAATTACAGACTGCCTCTGGTAAGTCTGCGGCTGATCTAGCGAACATTAACAATGGCGCTTTGTCAATGGCTTACCCATTAGCTAAAACAGTAGCCATAAAGGATGCTTGTGATCATTTTGGTACTACGTTTGGAAGCGATTTAAACCGCAAAGATACATTGGCATTTACCTCAGATGATAAATTGCACATGGTTGCTCAAAACAAAGAAGAGGACCGGATGCAAAAGCTAATAGAAAAGGCACAAGACAGGGAAACTCTGGAAACATTAAAAACACATTTAACTGAAAACTTACAAAATCAATTTGATACAAAATGGAAGTCTTTAAAATAAGAGCATCATCAGCCGGTAAAATATCAGGCATAAAAGGACTTGGCGAAACAGGTAAAAGCTACTGTAAGCAATGGCTAAAAGAAACGCTATATAAAAGGCGTACAGAAATCAAATCTAAATACATTGATAAAGGCAATAGACTAGAGGAGGAGGGATTTACGCTAATGGCTTTGCAGTTAGATTTAGGCATGGTTTACAAGAATGATAAATACTATCAGGATGACTATTTCTGTGGCACTCCAGATCTAATTCATAATGGAGTTGTTTACGATAATAAATGCTCCTGGTCATTAGATACATTTCCAATGTTTGAAACAGAAATACCAAATTCAGACTATTTTAATCAGTTGCAAGTATATATGCATTTGACTGGATGCCGTAAAGCCTCTTTGTGTTACACTTTAATAGATGCAGACTATGATTTAGTCAGTCAAGCATTAAAATGGATTACAGAGCCTAAAAAGATATACAGTACGATTGCTAATATGATTTATACAAAAGAAGGGTATAAGGTATATTATGAGGAGTTTTGTGATGGATTTGAAGGCAATTTTATTGAGATACCAGAATCAGATCGGATTAAAACCTTTGAGTTTGACTATGATGCACAAGTAATCGAAAAGCTACAAGCTAGAGTGATTGAATGCAGGGAGTATATAAATACACTAATTAAGTAAAATTATGACACCAAAAGAAAAAGCAAAATATTTAATTAGTATAAATTCGTTGGCTATACTTAGTGAAATAGGTAATAAATTAACTATGGTCGAAATTAAAGAGATAGCTATACAATGCACTATAATAGCAATAGATGAAATAGTTAAACATACTAATTATGCTGATGAATGGTATTGGGAAGAAGTTAGAAAAGAAATAAAATAAATAAAGTTTTCTAAATGAAAACTAAGAAACTATGAAAAAATATTTAAAAATACCAGACAAAAAGCGAATTGCTTTGACTCTAGAAATGATTGTTGGCAGAGGAGTAACTCCTGCTGATGCAAGTAAGTATTTAAATCTATCTATGCCTAGCGTTTGCGGTTGGATGACATCCTACTGGTTTTATCAAAAGCCTATAAATCCAATAGTTTTAATATTAAAAAGCGATGTTTAATCATTTATTCCACAAGATAATTTTAGATTATATTAGATGCAAGTCACTTGCTAAATATAAAATAGAAGATATTTGCAATGCTTTAAAAAATTATTATGGCTAAAAAACATATAAAAACGGATGGGCATGGCTCGGCTCAGGAATTGGGCAAAGTTCAAGAATACAAAGTCAAACCAAAAAAGTATAAATCAGACATTATCGAAAACTATTTAAAAGCTAGAGATCAATTATTTTGGTTAGAAGGTACACCAGAAGAAAGATTAGAAATTGAGCAGCGATGGAACAAATAAAAAGAGATCCTATGGAAATGTACCATAGCCGTAAAACTGCAAAAGTAGTAAAACCAACTACAATACGTACTGAATGGCAAGAGCAACTGGCGTTCTGTAAGTGGTTAAAAATGCAATACCCAGATGTACGATTTAGATCGGACATTCAATCAGCCGGGAAACTGACACCTGCAATGCAGAATATTAAGTTAATAATAGATCCGTTTAGAGGTTTTCCAGACATTACCATTTATTTAAAGCGAGGCAAATTTTGCGGTCTTATGATTGAAATGAAGCGAATAAACTCTGGTCTTTATCTTAAAGATGGTAGCTTGTCTAATTCAAAGCACGTACAAGAGCAGCGTAAAATGCATGAGTTTTTACGCGATAATTCATGGAAAGTTGAGTTTGCAGAGGGAATGGATGGGGCAATAGATTTATTTGAAAATTATTTGTTATATTAGCTTTAGAATTTAATCCCATTGTATTTGATTAGGGACTTATACAGATGGAAATTATTAATTATATATCTGAGTGGCATCCCTAATGCTTCCAGATTTTCTTAAATTATGGACATTTCTTGTCAAAAATGCGGACTTGTTGGCGACTATAATCAGCAACAATCCGGTCCTCACAAAAGCGCCTACTGTAATGGATGCGGAAGCTACATTAAACATTTACCACAGGGCAAACCAATTACTTTATATTTCGGCAAATACAAAGACAGAGAACTTTCAACTCTTCAATCAGACGAAGAATTAAAGTATCTTATCTGGTTGTCTCAGGCGCCAGGTTTAAGTCCAAAGTTAAAAACTGCCATTGATGCTCATATAAAGAAATCATGACAGATCCAAACATTTCATATTTCAACAATATAGCACATACCAAAAAAGGTATGAGTTTGACATTTTCGGACTTTTTAGAAAAGATCAAAGATGGTTTTTGGCAAGATCAGGTTTTAAAATATAGGAATGAAAAGACACAAGAGAGCAAAAAAGCATTGCCTTATGTCACTATTTCTGGACTATTTAAGGAACGTAATTCAAGCCTATTAACTCAGCATTCAGGTTTTATTGCCATCGATATCGATGGATTAAAAGACATAAATATTGTGCGCGAACAGATATGCTGCGATAATAATTTCTATGCAACATTTGTATCATGCGGTGGTTCTGGTCTTTGTGCCATAGCTAAAATCAATCCTAAGCTACATTTAGAGAGTTTTAACTACTTGAGCAAATATCTCTACACAAAATACAACATTATCGAAGTAGACGAAAAATGCAAAGATGTAAGTCGGGCAAGATTTGTTTCTTATGATCCTGATTTATACATCAACAAGGATGCAATAGAAGTGCAAGTAAAAGCCTATGCAAAAGATAAAAAAGAGGCTACTAGTTACGTATTTGTTGAGTCAGAATTTACTAATGTTATTCAAAATATTATAGATCAAAAAGTAGATGTTACCTCTGATTATGGCGACTGGATAAATATTGGATTTGCTTTAGCCGGTAAGTTTGGCGAAAATGGCAGGTCTTATTTTCATGCTTTAAGTTCATTAAATCCTGAGTACAATGAAAATAAAACAGACCAGAAGTATAGTCATTTAATCCGTACTAAAAAGGATCCCACAGTACCAATTGATTTTATATATAACCTGGCTAAAAAGGAAAATATTAAAGTTGAGGCAATAGATGAAAAAAACATAATTAATCAGCTAAAGCTATTTATTAGCAAAAATTACAATATGAAGCGGAATGAAATAAGCCGAAATATTGAAATTGATGGTAAGCCTATAACTGACATTGATCTAAACTCAATCTTCATAAACTGCAAAACCTTTATAGACAAGGCAAATAAGGAACTTGTAAAAAGCGTAATATTCTCAGATTTTACTAAAACTTATAATCCGTTTCATGTTTTTCTGCTTACCAATATGAAAATTAAAGGAACTGGAAATATTGATAAACTTATAAACACAATTACAACCGATACCCAAAATCATGATCTTTTTATAAAGAAATGGCTCACATCATTAATGGCGTCAATCAATGGTAAACATTCACCTTTGGTCCTGGTATTAGTTGGAGGTCAGAATACAGGTAAAACCGAATGGTTTAGGCGTTTACTTCCAGATG